TGTGAATCATCAGCAAAGCATTGTCTGCCATTAATACTTCATCCCCGGCCATTGCAATGACCGATGCCATGCTTGCTGCCACGCCGTCAATGTAAACTGTGACATTTGCAGGATGGCGTTTGATTGCGTTGAAGATGACATTGCCCTCGACGATTGAACCGCCCCACGAACTGATGCGCAGGTCTATTTGTTCAACTTCTCCAAGTGCTTCAATGTCTTGGATGAATTGGTTGGCTTCAACACCGCAGCCGCCGATTTCGTCATAAATAAAGATTTCCGCTTTAGAAGATTTAACACCTTCGGCGACAGTTTCTTGTTCCATTGCATACCATGAATTGGTTTTTGATTTTTTCATTTTGTTTTTCCCGTTTAGGTTTCTTCTGTTGAAGTTTCTTCAGTTAAAGTTTCTTTGCCGTCATTATCCATGTCATCATCAATGTCTTCACCAGTTTCCTGTGTGACCAGTTCAGTGACATCACCGGGCATTGCCGTTGTTCCAAGTTCAGTTGCAGACAACCCGTTTTCATCGGCAATTTTCTTTTTCAATACCAAGTTGGCAGCACGTTTGCGCAGCAGGTCTTCATAATCCATGCCACGCGCTTCAACAATGTGGTCTTCAGTTGTTAATCCTGCGCGCAAGTCAGCAATGTCTGCTGAACGCATCCTGCCTTCATCAACTGTGAATTGTGCCGCCTTTGTGAAGCCAATCTTCCACCAGTCTTCTGGCAGTTCGCCATAAACGCCTTGCTTGGCTCTTTTAGCAATTACATACATGGCCGCGCGCTTCATGCCTGCCTCAATGATTTCCCGTCTGGATGCAATGCTTTTGTTAATGTCAGCAGCAAAGCCGCGAACGCCAGCACCACCAATTGCAGATGAATCAAGCATTTCCCTGCGCCATCCTAAAGCGTAGAATGCAGATGACTCAACCAGCTTTGTGAAATTCAGCCACTGGTCGCTTGGTCGGTTGCTCTGATGTGCCTTCAAGCTGCCACCATTCTTGATGTATCGAATCAATCCCGAATCCATCAACTGTGTCTGCAACCTGCCATCACTGCCCGGCTGTGGGTTGACAATGGAATTGCCCATGTCTGCGCGCCCGGTTTCGTTTGATTCCACCAAGGTCAAAGCACTGTTGACTTTCTCGGCAATCTTTTCTGCGTCTCTGGTTTCTGCCAAATCATACCAATCAAGAATTGCAGCCGCAACTGTTGGTTGTCCCCGGCTTTGGCTGAACCATTCCAAATCTGCAACGTGAATCATGCTGTTTGCATTCACATCACGATGCCCTTCCTTTGCTGATTCATCTTGAACCCTGTATGCAATCGGCTGCATGTATTCGTCAACGATAACACCAGCGAAAATGCGAACCCTTTGTATCGGCCAGATGTTACTGTGTGCGCTCCATTCAATCCAAAAGAACCGACCCTGTGCGCTTCCAAGAATTGCAGTTTTGGAAAGCCTGTTTCTGCGTTTTCCGTTAATACAATGAAATAATCACCATCAACATCAATGGTCTTTGAGCCAAGCCATGCAGACTTGCGGAATGAAAAAGCAGTGCCGCGCGTATCAAGCAAGCGGTCAATCTTTTTAAAATCTTCTTCAACGGCCAAAGCAAATTTGGCATCTGCGCTGTATGACTGCAAACGCCATGCATTGCCGTAAACGTAGTTGGCTTTTTGCTTAACAGCACCAGAAACAGTTGAAAAAGATTGGTAAATGTAACGGCTGTCACCAAGCAGCATTTTCTGGCGGTTTTCCTGCATCAGTTCTGCAATGTCACGCGCCAGCTTGCCACGGCCAAATCTGCGCTGGTCATCTGCGCCGCCCGGATAAAATTCGTTTGTGCCGCCTCTGCCCCAAAATGAAGTCACCCCAGAAGCGATTTTTTTAATCTTTGGCAGTAGTTTGATTGGTTTAATGGCCATTAGTATCTTCCTCCGGATTGGTCAGCAAAGCGCGCCTTGCTGACATTAGTGACTTGGTTGCCTGCATCAATTACGTAGTTGCTCATTTCTGTGTCGGTCATTTGACCGCCATCAGCACCACCAGTTGTTGCAATGCGATAGAGCAACCTCAGTTGCTCAATAAAATCAGATGCCGACCAGTCGGCTGGAAGTTCGTATTGGAATTGCTTGCCAGCAACGTTTGCAGACACAATCCGTGCGCCGCCCCTTGATTGAGTGTCAAACTCACCAAGTGCCAGTGTCTCAATAATTGACAATGCGGTTGCTGCGTCTTTTGACGCTTTAATCCATATTACAAACAGAAGGCTTCTCATGTGCCTTTGTTATGATAAGAAAAAGGCAAATTGTCAACGCAGGGAATTTGGCACAAAAATGAAGCGTGAAAACATTATGCTTTTCACGCCCCTTTCACGTTAATGGAATTTAGCTCATGCCCAAAACTTGCAACCCTTCGGTTTTAATTATGCCGCCAAACTCTCCAGCATATTTGACCGATTCGCCACAATGCTTTGAAACCGCCAATTCAATTGACCATCCAAAATCATCCCTTTGGTAAGTTAATGACTGAAATGAGTAATTGCCAAATGCTGTTTCATATTTGGTAAAACATTCTGAAACGTATTGTGGAACAAGCACATATTCCCCATCTGATTTTTTAAAGCGAAAAGCCAAGCTGAAATTCATATTCATGCGGTCAACCTATTGGCAGAAGTCGCCCCGTCAATACATTATTCATCATCAACTGCAATATTCTCTGTGCCAAGTGACTTGCACATTGCAGCGCAAACAACCTGCATGGCTTCGCAGTCAAAGAAGTGGTCATTGTGCTTGTCTCGATTTATCCAGTCATAATAAACAGAACCATCTGGCCTAGTCTTGGCAATCTTTGCCCAAGCATTGATTTGGCGTTCATACATTGCCCCGGCATCATCTGCATGCGTCCAAATTGGTTTGCCCCGATGATCATTCAGCGACCGCATCAAACTCAACCTGTTCTTGGCTGATTGCTTTGAAAAGAAGAATTGCCCAACCCTTGCGCCTCTGCTCATTGCTGTGCCGTCATAAGCATCAACGGGTTTTAAGTCTGAGTAAATGCGCCGGAATCCATCTTGGTTCAAATAATCCTTTGCACCATCACCGCGAAAAACCATCCAATTGTTTTCAAGTGCAAGGCGCTGCACTTGGTTGGTGTTATAGTTGCCATCCAGAAACACCCGACAAGCACCGCCAGAGCCAAGTGCATGTTGTGGGATTTTCCAGTGGTCACATGCTTCTCTAATTTCAGCAGTTGTGACAACCTTGCGGCAATCAATCAATCTTGTGCGCAATGTCCCATCAACAATTGCCCATGATCTGATGACATAATAATAATGATCTTTTTGAACATCTACTGTGCAAAAGACAAATTGCCCTGCGGCATCCCAAGCTTGTTTTAAATCATACCCACCCATTGCATTTGCTTGAATATCAGCAGAAACATAGTTTTCTTCTGCCCATGACTCTGCCAAGCGTTTGCGCACAAAGTTTTCCAGTGAATCAAGCACCCCACGTTCCCGGTCAATCTGTGCCAGCTTGAATTGCTCCACAAGGCTTGCCCAAGAAACATGCGCCATTGCGTTGTAAGTGAAAAAATCAAATGCATCATCTCCCTCTGGATTTAATGCAACGTATTGACCAGATTGATTTCTGGTTTTCTGCATTGCTGGTGATGCGTCCAGCTTGCCGCCACAAAGCTGACATTGATAATAAACAGATGCTGCAAGCTTGGTAAAGTCAATGCGGCCTTGGTCATTCATGTAATCCTTTTTTTCTGCCCAGCGCATGCCGCCAACTGGTATTTTATCACCAGAAGCAGGTTGCCGCCAAATGTATGGAATCAACTCACCGCAACAATCACAAGCAATGTGCCATGTCTTCTGCTTTGACCGAATCCACATGTCATCAATTTCACTGCCTTTGGTTTGCCCAGAAGTTGGCAAGAACATTTGAGAAGACCAAGTGAAGCTGCTCATGCGGTCTTTGATCTGGTCAAGCCAGTTGTGACCATATGCCCAAGACTCATCTGCACTGATGCGCTCCAAGGTCTTTGAGTTTCGCGCAGCCAGAACATTGGCAGACAACAAGCGAATTGCGCCAAAGTTGGTTGATGTGTAAAACTTTGTGCGCCGATATGGTTGGTCTGGTATTAAATTCAGCACCGCATCAGTTGAATCAATCAATGGTGTGAATTTGTCATCTGAAAATTCTTTTAGTGCTGCCTCGGTCAAGTCATACATTGCCGCCCGTCCCGGCTCAACCTGCAAGCAATACAAATGCCACATCTGCGCAATCAAGGTTTTGATGTGCTGAACTGAACCAATCAGCCCAACAGTTTTTCCTCGGCTGTCTGCTAGTGCCTGCAATGGCTCAACCAGCAATGGATGAAACTCTGGATTAAAGCTGCCATAATCCAAACTTATGTGACGTTGTGACCATTTGATTGGATCAACCTTTTTGTATTTACTCAGCAGCAACATCAACGCCTTCCAAATAGTTTTCACCTTCTGATTGAACACAAGCAATGACCCATTTGGGCAGCTTCACTTGGCTTTCTGATTTGGCAACTGCCTTGAAACCCTCAAAGATGCGACCGCCCAAAATGGCTGGTGCAAGCATTTCATAAAGCTTTGATGGTGATGACTCGGCTGCCAGCACTTCGGCAATCTCTTTGACCTGCGCTCTGATGCATGCGTTGCCTGCATAAATGATGGCTGTCAAAATGCGCTCAACTTCTTCTCTTGGCATCATTTCGCCTTTATCAATGCCCAGCTTTTTGATGTGTGCCTCTGATTCTCTGATGCACTTCTCTGTCTTTAGCAGCAAATCGTTCCAGTGCTTCACTTCATCTGCCAAGTCTGCCTTGGCTGCCACGTTCAGTTGCTCCACATAGTAATCCCGGAAGTCTTCCAGTGTCTTGCGGTCGGCTTCTTCGGCTGGTGCTGTCTTTTGTATGACATCAGTTGATGCCTTGCGTTCAATTCGCTGGATGCTGTCTTTTAATTTCTTTGGCATTCTCTGCCGATTGATTCGCAGCCACTTGCACAACGCTTGATGATCAGCAAGTGGCGCACCTTGTTGCTTCCATCTGCTCACCATTAATTGGCTCACATTAAAAATGTCTGCGATTTGTTGCTGTGTCATCCTAGTCTTTAATTTTTGGTTTTTGATTCGCGTATAAAAAAAGCCTTAGTCAGATTACACAAGCTGCTCGATTTTTTAATAGATTCCTTACCACGGGGCGTGCAAAAACGCCCTGTGCTGCCCTCTGGCAGCCCCTGCATGCTGTGTGTGGCGCAGTGCATCAGATTGCGCCTGCCTGCTCACCTTGAGCCTTGTGTGCTGCCTGCAATGCATCCAGACCACTGCGCAGCACTTCAGACTTTGACTTGCCTGTTGCATCTGCCAAGGCTTGCAGTTGATCAACGCATGCCCAAGACATCCGAAACGAAACCATCTTGCCAGTTTTCGTTGTGTTAATTTTCTTTTTCTTTTTCTTCTGTTCCATGTGGTTGGTTGTATGTGATGCCGGGATGCCGTCAATACTTATGTAAAGATTACTGTGAAGCCATTGCCTCCATTGATTGAAAGCACATTGTAATCAATCCACTCAATGGCATCATCTGCTGCCATGCCTTGATTGATAAACGCCACCACCATTTGATGGTAATCATAAACCAACAAACCATTTTGATCAGTTCCAATGATTGCATCATCCAAGTCTTCAAATCTGATTGCTTCATCATTTGATTGTTCATTTGCCAGATCAATATAATCTTGGGTAATCATTTCAATTATTGAGTTATTATAATCTTCTGCTGTCATTTTCTATGTTGTTTGACTGTTGTTTGATTGTATTGACCTGCTTGATCACTCACCCTATAGGGAATTGATTAATATGATCAAGCAGGCTAAATGTGGGGCATAAATGCCCCCCACATGCCTTTTAAGTGCCGTTTGGTTGTGGTGTATCATGTCAATGCGATCAAGCAAACTCCGCTTGTTTACTGGCTTTAAAGCCTGCTGTATCATATTAGTCATGCTGTATC